TCAGCACAGCACGACGATATCGCCATCGGCTACCCGCTCAGACAGAGCGGTCAGCTTGCCGATGCCCTCCCGCAGGAATCGGCCGAGCTGCTCGATGCATTCGCGCTGGTCCTCGGTGAGGCTGAACTCGGCCTCCATCGCTTCCATCAGATCAAGGCAGCACTGGTTGAGAAACCCCACCTCCAGCAGCTCCGCCCGCAGCCTCCGTCTAAGCACCTCGTCCATACCAACATCCCTATCTACTCCGCACATCAGCTAGGGACCGTAGCAAAAAGGCGACGTTGGTCACAATTATCAAAACGCTTAGGACTGGGGGAGCGGATAGCGTTCTTTGATCGCCTGGACGGCTGCGACCCATGCCGCCAGGTCCGGCTCGGTGCCAGCGGCGATGGCGTCAAACTCGGCCTCCAGGCGCAGCGGGTCGGACTCCGCGCGATAGGCCTGGCGGCGCAGCTCCTGGACCTCGGCCAGCACGTCATCCGGGTGGAACGCCAAGTCGCCGACAGGGACGCCAGCGAGTGCAGCGGCCTCGTCCAGTGTGCCATCCCATTCCGCGAAGAATTCGCCTTTCAGTAGGACTCGTTTCATGGTCATGCGCTTGCTCCGTTGATTGTCAGGATGGGTGCAACGTGGATACCCGGATCGACGAGGCCACCGAACCACGCCGGGCATGCAAACGCGATCTGAGCCCCGGAGGATGCGTAGATGTACGGACACGCGTTGTCATAGCCGTTGTATGACTGCATCGAGAACCGCAGATGCACCCATTGGTTCGCAGGCAGCACCACGCCAGGAGCAGCGACAGCGCCATTGATCCAAAGGCGATGGGTCGTATAAGGCGCCGACGAGATATGAGCCGAGCCGCTTTCGACCCGCAACCACATGACGACCGTCGCCCACGCGCCCGCGTTGAAAACGGTCTTACTGCCGTTGGAGCAGCACAGATACCGCGTAACCCCATCCGCGCCGGCCGAGCCGGTAGTTGTCTGCGATCCCGCTGTCAGCACCGTGGTGAAGAACTCGACCCCGTATCGGGACACTGACGTCCACGTCCGGCCCATTGCCGCGAGAAGCGCCTGCACCCGCGCATTGAGCGCCGGCCCCGCCCCGCCGTTCGTGCTGTTGTCGAACACAAACTTGCCCCCATCTGCGAGGGTGGCGCCGTTCCAGCCATTGATGAAGGTGCTTGGAGTCCATGACGTTGTGAACATCGTAGCCAGAGGGTTGGCTGCGGTTCCCGCGAAGCGGCCCATGTCGGGCATCAGGTTCATGAACGGCAGAACGTTGAGCGCCGATTTCGCTGCCGATCCCAGCTCCGTCCAGGCGCCGCTTTCGCGGGCATATGCCTTTCCGTCGCTCGGCGCGTCGGCCATCCCGCCCACCAGTTCCGTCCAGCCACTGGCCCCGAACTCATACGTCTTGACCTGGCCGCTCGGCGTCGTCTCGTTTGCGACCTGGACACGCCAGCCCAGCCGTGGCGGCATGTACTCCCAAATTGCCGTGGTGGCGCCCGTTGCCCACCAGCGCGCTAGGCGGTTCTGATTGGAGCCGGAGCCAGTGAAAATGTACGTGTCCCCCTCGGCCTGGCCGCTGGTCGGGAGCGCGGCGACGCGCCCCTTGACGACCGGCTGCCTCAGAAAGTCATCCCAGCGCCACATCCGAATCAGATCGCTGTAATGCCCTTCTCCCGGCAAGCCGTTGATCAGCAGGCCGGTGTTAGGCCCCATATAGAGAGTCATGCGGAAACGCCTCCAAGGTCTTCGCCCAAGCGGAAGCCCAGGCCGTGTCGTTCGATGGTGATGTCGTGTTGCTGCCAGGATTGGATGCCGTCGCGGACGCTGCGCAGGACCAGGCGCACGTCCTGGAGCGGGCCGTCAGCGACGTCTTCGGCCAGCGGATAGGACCAGTTACTGGATGTGAGGCCGGCATAGGTGCGCTTCAGCGTCGTGCCGCTGTAGACCTGGAGCGTCACCGTCGCCCCATCTTCGGGCCCGATGTTGCCGACAGTGGTATCGATCAACTGGTCGGCCTGGCCGATGCGGTCGCGCTTCGCCCAGCTCACCGACAGCGCCCCGTAGACCTTCGTCGGGTACGCGCTGCCGTTGATTCGGAACTGGCCGGGCGGATACGGCTTGCCCTGGCGCCCGGTCAGAGTGAGGCTGTCGGTGGCGGCCAGCGCCGGGGCGAGCTGGCCCTCGCTGGTGTTGGTCAGCAGCCGGGCCTGGAGCGTCACGCCCTGGCTGTATACCGTCTCGTCCACCGCTTCGAACGTGTCGTAGAACCAGACCCGAGCCCCGGCCAAGTGCTTGGCCGGCACGGTATCGGCGCAGCCGCGCGCCAGGGTGACGGTGCCACTGGCATAGTTGACCGCATCGACCCGGACTATCTCGTCGTCCACCACAGCGGCCTGGCCGACAGTGACGTCCTCCAGCCGGGTGGCGTTGGTCAGCGTGACCACGTTCGGCCCGGCCGCCAGCGGCAGCTCGGCGGCGAGTAGCCCGGTCGGGCACCAGTCGCCGGTTCCGCGATCCACGAACGCGCCAGAACTGCCGACGCGGTCGGTCAAGGTGTAGCTCTGCGACAAGCTTGTCGGCGCCTCGGCCAGCGCAGCGAGGTAGGATGCGGACACGTCCAGGAGCTGGAGATTCGCCGGATCGATCACGCCGGCCAGTTCGCGATATGGCGCCTCGATCAGTCGGCGCACAGTGATCGCCCGAGGCGTCCGGTCGGGCGGAATCCAGCCCGGTGGCGGTGGCGCCACGCCGGTTGTCGCCGGCAGATTAAACTGGTCCTGGACGACGGTCAGGGTGATCTTGCCGTCGCCGAGGAAGTTGTCCTCGATCCGGCCGACCCTGACGACGGTTTCGGGGATGCCGCGCGGGGTCGAACGGATGAGGAACGGCTGGCCTGGGTTGAGGCTACGGGCGCGGCGGTCGAATACGCCTTTATAGCGCTTCAGGCCGGTTGTCTTCAGACGCATTTCCCGCTCACCGACTCGCCCGGCCAGCTCCCCGGTAGGCACGCCCAGGAACTCGACTTCCTCGGACGACCGCCGCCCCTGCGACGCGGCGACCGCATTGTTGTTGACGATGATTTGGCGCTGCGCCCCGTCGATCTGGTCGATGTACTTGACGATAAGCTGGCTCGGCGCGAGCGACGTCGAGCCGGTCTTCTCTTGCGTGATCTCCAGGAGGCCGCTGTCTTCGTCGAACAGCGGCAGGTCAGCAACGTTGTAGTCGTCACGCAGGAGCCGGATGCTGATCTGCCCAGTCTGGCGATTCGGGTAGACCTCGGCGCCGATATGCGATTTCACCGTCTCGCAGAAGTTCTTGAAGCTGTCGGACCGGGTCCACTCAAAGCACAGCCCGAAGCCTTCGGCATACAACGTGTCGGCAGCAGCCCGCCAGCTCGCCTCGTCCATTCTTGTGCGGGCCAGCCCCCGGAAGTCCCGGCCGGTGTAGACGAGATAAAGGATGTGCGCCGGGTTCATCGCCTTGATCTGACCGTCCGCTAGCCAGATGAACTGCTTTTCGGGATACCAGGGGTTGCCGTCCCACAAGCGGTTCCCGCCTCGGCGCAGAATCTCCCACTTCTTCGGGTACGGGTTAACCGAAGTCACCAGGCCGGAATAGAAGCACGTGGTAACGCCCCGGAATGCCGGCACCAGGCCGCCGAGCATCGCCGCCAAGCGCGGCAGGACGCCCTGGTCTTCGTCGCCGAATAGGACATCCAGCGTCCCGTCGAGCCCGCCTTCGCCCTTGTCACCCCCGAACAGCTCGGGCGCATTGATGCGGACCTGTCCATTGCTGGTGATTGACCCTTTCCATGCAGTCTTACCACTCGCCCGGATGGCACAGACTTCATCGACCTTCTTGCCCTGGGCGAAATGGATGTCGAAGTAGTAGCGCCACCCGACCGTCTGAGCCTTGGGTTTAGCGCCCATCAGCCACCTCCCGGCGGGCGTGCTCAACCAGCTTGAGCGCAAGCGCGTCGCCAGTCGCGATCAACAGATCAGCGTCGATGCCGTCCTGCAAGAACGCCATCCAGTCCAGGCCGTGGCGCTTGAAGAACTCCCGCGCCCGGCCGTGGCAGTAGCCCTGTCGGGTCGTCCAAGTCGGGACGGTGTGCAGGTGCTGTACAGTCACGATCATTTCTTGCTCGCTTTGGTCTTGATGGCCTTCATGCGGCGGCGCTCTACCGTTAGCACCATCCAGGACTTCGACCAGCACTGGCCGAACACCACCGCTTGATCTTCCCCTTCCTCGCATAGCGGGAAGTCAGCGGCATCGAATGCTGCCGGCTTGGGTTTCTGCGGTTTCGGCGCCAGGACGCTGGACAAGATGTACGACGCTGCCAGGATGACGAGATTGATTGTGATCGGGTCCATGACCTACCTCACCAGACTTGGTCGCCGTCGAACGGCGACTTGCCTTGCAGCTTGTTGAAGCCCCGGAAGTTCAGGATGTTGCCGAATTTGCTGTCGCAGGTTTCCGCGAGCCCGTCGCAACCCGGATAAACTCGCAGCTGGCTCCCAGCCGGAATGCCCTCGGTGCCGCCCAGGATGTGCAGATCGGCCCCGGCGTGCTGCTCGATGAAGCGGCGGTCGTAGTTATCGCCGTCCACCTGCCACTCCACATAGCCCCCGGTAAACCACCCATCGGCGTAGCCGGCGACCACGCCGCTGGAGATCACCCAGCCGCTGATGCTCTGCGGCGTCAGCGTCACGCGATACGGGACGAGGTTGACCTTGCAACGGTGGTCGCCAACGATGGCCGTGCAGGTGCGGCAGTAGGTGTCGATCAAGCCCGGCTGGTCCATCAGCTCGTCTTCGGACACGCACGTTATGCGGCAGCTATCCATGGTCGGCCAGTCCACATCGCCAATCTGGCCTACCCAGGAAACCGCTGCCTCGGTGTCGCCGTAGTGCATGTCGTAGACGACCAGGTCGATGGCACCGCTCGGCGACCGGGACTTGTACAGCAGCGCGACGTCGAGGTCGGCCGGCGCGGTGATGACGAACTGGTCGGACTGCGGATCGCCGGAACAGATGATCCCGTTGTCGATGATGCCGCCCGGCACGGTGCGGAAAATCTGGTTTTGATAAGTGATGTCCCGGTCGCTGCTGTTGTAGCTCCAGCGGATGGCTCCACGGCTGAACTGGTACAGCCGCACCGGCTGCCCATCCGCGAGCGAGCTTTCGCGGCTGTTAAAACTCATCGTCACGAACCCCTTTGAACGTCAGGGCGGCAGTTGCTACGCCCTCGCTATCAGTGACGTGCTCGATCTCGACCACGTCGGTGGCGGCGCTACAGAGCGCCATGAAACAAATGCGCGCCACGTCGCCAGGCTCGACCAGCCGGCCCAGGGCGGCGTCGATGGCCAGGCGCTCGGTGTCGGCGTCCAGCTCGGTGCTGGTAAGGATGCGTCGGTGATAGACGGTGCCGTCGTACAGCTCGATGCGGATATCGCGACGGCCCGGCCGACCATTGGCGAAACGGGCATAGCCGATATTGCGCACGTCCAGCGCGGTGGACAGCTGCGAGACGGTGGCGACCAGGGTCAGGTCGTCGGCGTGGGTCGGCACCCACAGCGGCTTCTGCTGGCCGCGTAGCGCATAGACCAGGCTGCGGAACGCCGACCGCTCGGCTCGGCCCATACCGATCCAGCGATGGCCGATGACGGGCAGCGCCATGCCGGCGACGTCGGTCACGCGGGGAATCGCGCTGCCGTTGTCCAGGGTGGACAGCAGGCGCTGATAGCTGGAGGTGAGGTCTTCGCTTTCGTCCGGGCGCTGTTCCAGGACAGGACGCCCCCGGTACATCGTCGCCGGCATCACCTCGGGCCAACTGCTGGGTTCCATCACCAGGAACGACACCCGCGCAGACTGCGCGGTATCGGTCAGCCGGGTCAGCGTGGGCTGCTCGGTCAGCTGCGCGGTGCGTACCGGGTACAACCGGGAGCCAGTTCTCCAGGCAGCCTGGACGGGCCGGACCAGGTCCAGGCCGCTGGCGGTCACCGTCTTGACCTCGACGACCTCATAAGTAAAAGCGTCCTCACCGCGCAGCATCGCTAGACCGCCGTCGCGGAAGTCGAGGCCGGCCGTGTCGCACGGAATGCCCAGCGACCCGGCCGCCAGCGGCTGGTGGAGCAGCTGGATATCAGGCCAGATCGGCAGCGCCCAAATGCGCGCGCCCCAGCCGAACAGCGTCATGTCCAGCAGCTGCCGCTCGCGATCCACCGCGTACATGTTCGCGTCGAACTCTCGGCGCGGCGCCAGGCGCATGGCTCGGCGCTGGGTCACGGCCGATTCGCTTTGCAGGATATTTGTCGATGCGCTCAGGCGTTCGACGATGCTGTCGCCCCAGTCCGGTGCGAACGTCCAGGCGATGATGCGATTGCCAGTGATGACCAGGACCAGGTTCGGCTCGCCCTGGAGTCTCCAGACGATCCTCGCATTGACGACGGGCGGGCCGTCCGTGCCAATGCTGACGGTCCAGGTGCGTTCCTCCAGGGCGGCGAAACCCAGCGGCGGCGACGCCTGGCCAGACAGCGTGATGCCGTCTGCGGCTTCGCGGTCGATTGCGGTCAGCGTGCGCGGACTGAAATATGCGTTCCAGACTGATGCCGGTCGTATCTGGGTGCTGACGACGTTGCCCAGTTCCATTGCGGTCGGAATCAACCAGAGGCGGTTGTAGTAGTTCTCTTCCAGAGCGCTTTGGTGGACAGCCTGGTAGGTCGAATGGATCACCTCTACCGGCTGATGCGCCCCATAAGCGCCGCCCCAGGTCGAGGCCGCGACCGCTGCAAGGCTGATGTCCTGGTTCAGCTCCAGGGCGTCGATATTCGGCGTGATGCCAGCAACGATCCCCTCCACAGGCTTCGGCACCTGGAACCCCGGAAACGTCGCCATCACTCGACCACCCGGAAGCAATAGCCGACCCAGGCGCTGGTGCTGTCGAAGTCGGTAGCGGTTCCGCGTTGGAGCAACGGATAGACGCGCCAAGTGTCGCTACCGACGACAAGCGGATCACCAGGCGCGAGGAAGGCCATGTTGCATATGCCAAAGTCCGGCACTTCGCCCACGTAGCGCGAGCGCTGCTGAGCGCCGAACGCATAGATGGCGCACGGCACAGTGGTGGTCGAGCTGTTCAGCTCGTTTGCGCTGGCGTCGATCAGTCCGACGTCAGGATGGTACTGACTTCTGTAGTTTCCACGGCCTGGCCCGATGACCCGCCGGGGGATGTTCGTCGTGTAGTCGAATGGCAGCCAGTCGGGCGAGGGGCCGCCATCCAGGCCATCCACACGCAGTACGCAACCACCGTCGCTATAGCGAACGTGATAGCCGTCGAACGGATGACAGGACCAGCTCGATGTCAGCATCTGGCCCGCCTGATAGATTACGGAGCCGCATACGTACTGGCCGCCGCTGTATTCGACTCCGCGCTTGTTGAGCGAGCCAATCATCACCGGCCGGAACTGACCGGCCGCAATCTCGACGTGCAGGTGCAGATAAGCCGCCGTGGCAAACAGGTGGTAGCGCGTGAACGGCCCACCGCTCAGCTGTGCGACGGTCGGCCCCTTCGACGAATAAGGGTTGTTCTGCACCGAGTTACCGGGCTGCGCGTTCCACGCCAGGCTGTTATCGAACCCCGTATTGCCCGCCATCTGGAACTGATTGGCTCCGGCATTGAATGACCAGTACCCATCAGCGTTGTGACAAAGCCATTCCGATGCCGAGGCGCGGTCGGTGACCCAGCCGAGCGACTCGGCGTGGACGCGCACCTTGGCGAGCAAGTCGGCCGGGTTGTTCGCTGTTCCTGTGAAATAGGCCATGTCAGTCCTTCCTGATCGCGTAGAGCCAGGGGTTGCCCGAGCGCCAGGCGGTTTGGAAAACAACGTGGTCCACTCCGTCCTCGACAATCACGTCCTCGGCGCCGGAGTTGAGCGTTGGCACGTAGAAAGCGCCGTCGAAGTCGCCCAGGTTTCGGCGACCCTCGGTTTCGCGGGTGACGAACGACAGCGCCTTGAGCGGGAACTTCCCGAATGAATCCCGCAGTTGTTTGACCACGGTGTCACTGCTGCCCGCATAACGGCCGCAGCCCAGCGGGAGGAGCGTCCGATTGTTGTAGTCGGACTCGTTGGCAGCCCCTCCGTCTACAGTGAAACCGAGCCAGCGCCCGGCGGGATCGCGGAGATAGCAGCTTCGCTCGTAGGGGCTGCTGATGCCTCGGTGCCGGTCGCTGACGTCTGACCAGCGAGTTGCAACGTCACCACGGTAGGAGCCCACGACGGCAAGCGGGTACGGATACTGCGACGGCGGACAGGGTGGCAGGATGAAGCCGGCGCCGGCCGACTCGTAGATCGTCGAGACTTTCACGACGATCCAGAAGCGTCGGCCGTTAGCGAAGAACCAATAAGGCATCGGCTGGTTCCAGGCCAGCAGTTGCACCCGCGGGCTGTAGTTGGCAAACGCGGTCCAGTAGTCGCCACCGGGCGGGATCGCTCCAGGATTGAACGCCGTGCCACCCATGAGCCGGACGTTGTAGTAGTCCAGGGCGGTATCGCCGTAGGACTGGATGCCCATGAAGATGCTGTCGGTGCCGCCCAGGCCGGGGGCGCGCAGGGTCACCTGGCGCACGGCGATGGCCGTGCCCGACGCGGGAAGGGTGTTGTCGAAAACCTTCTCGTAGGCCTGCCCAGCTGCGACCAGGTCTGGGTTCGCGGTGAGGAACTGGACGAGGCGCTCGACCAGGTTCTGGTGGTTCGTGGCGGTGCCGAATTCGGTGGCCATGGGACTCCTAGATAATCTGCTTGACGGCCTGGCGGTTCTTGTTCAGCCAGACCAGGAAGTGTTCGCCGCCTTTGCCGGCCCACATGTCGGCCGCCATCTGATCCGTGTCCTGAACGGCGTGCAGGTAGATCGAGTTGGCGACCGAGGTACTGAAGTTCTTGGATGGTTCGGGCAGGTTCGCGCCGACACGGACGGGGGCCGGCAGGTTGGGGGCGGGAATGCCGGCACGTCCGCCCGTTGCGTGACGAACAGGATTCGCCCAGCCGGCCAGTGCGGCCATGCCGTAACGGTTGAACTGTTCGAGAAATGCCAGAGCGCCAGGTTGCTTCACGACGGCGGCACGGGTGACGTACTCCCAGTCCGAGAGGCGAGCTGGAATGCTGTCACTGGTGGACGTACCGGGGCCGCGTACATGGCCGCCGCTGGCAAAACCGAACGCTCCAGCGATGGAGGACCACCAACTGCCGCCACCCGCCGCTGCTCCGGCTGCACCCGCCGCGCCACCGGCTGCGCCCAGGCCCTGGACGCCGTTAGCAGCGGCCAGGGATGCGGCGGCGGCCTGGATTGCGGCAGCCCCAGTCAGCAACGACGCCCCAGCGGTCGAAAGCGCGCCGGCCGACGCGGTAACAGCCGCCGCGCCGGTCGTCATGCTGGTGTCCTGCTGACCGCCACCAAATAGCCCCATGATGCCGCTGGACAGCGATTGCGCTAGGTTCTGCGCCGCCATGTTCACCAAGGCATTGAGCACAGCCTCACCCAGCGACGTAATGGCGTCGCGCAAGTCCATGGTCCCGGAAGCCAGCCCCTTGATGGCGTCGGTAAAGCCGGTAGTGAGCCCGTCCCGCAAGGTGGTTTCGAGCAGCGTCGTGGTCTGCTGGAGTCGCTCCGCTTCAGCTTCCAGCTGGGCGAGCGATTCGGCAGCAGCTCGGCCGACCTCGCCAGGCTGGCGGGCCATCTGTTCCAGGATCGGCCGAATCTGCTGGAGCTTCTCGTAGGTCGCTCGGTGAATGTCCAGGATTCGCTGCCGAGCGTCCATTTCGTTGATAACGCCGGCATCCTGCTGGACGTTGACGGATGACTCAGCTCGCTGTTGCTCGGCCAGCAAGTCGTCCATCTTCTGCTTGACGTCATCCAGACGGACCTTGGCCTCGGCGACGGGGATTAGCTTGTCGATCCAGGCCAGGCCGGCGTCGTTGCCCGCCTTTTCGAAGTCCCGACGCATCGCGTCAAATTTCGTCCGAATCTCCAGCAGCCCCGCGTCAACGGTGCGCCCGGTCGCCCGCAGATACTCGGCCTGAAGGTCGGCATTGGCGCTTGCATTGGCATCGGCTTGGCGCCTCTTCTCGTCGGCATCGATAGCAGCAAGGGCAGCTTCTGCCCTGGCCCTTAGCGCTCCGGTAAGTCCTTTCTCGGCCAGCTCGTAGGCGCGAACCTCGGCGCTATTCATACCCAGCAGGGCCGCCTGGCGTTCCAGCTGGGTGACGTAGCCCTCCTGGCTCTTGCGCAGTTGTTCCGACGTCTGAGCGCTCTTGCGCGCCGCCGCTTCAGACTGGCGCTTGGACTCGGCTTCGGCCTTGTTGGTGGCGTCCAGCTTCTGGTTGGCGGCGGCCTGATCCAGGATCTTCCTACCCAGCTCCGACGTGGCGTCGATACCTTCCTTGCGCAGGTAGTTCAGGGCTTCTTCTGTCGCGGTGAGGTTCTGTAGGCGTTCGTTCTGGCGCTCCAGGTTCTCCAGGTACTGCTTGCCCTCGCGCACGTTCTTGAAGCGGTCGCCGGCTCGCTCTGCCTCAAGCCTGCGCAGGGCTCCGGTCAGCGCCTGTACCCGTTCGTTGGCTTCGTCCAGGCTCGGGAGGTCCATGCCCGGCACCGTAGGAACGTCCGTGTCCTGGAGGGCCTCGGCACGCTGCTGTATCTGCTCGGCCTCGGCCAGTTGCTGCTTGATCTGCTCGATGCTCTTGCCGAGCTGGTCGTAGTTGGCCGTCTTCAGGTCACCCAGGTTCAGCGCCTGGATGATGTTCCGCGAGGCGTTGCGGATGCGGACGCTAGCCGACTCGGTTGCATTGGCGGCACGGTCCATGCCGGACTCGGCGTCACTACCGAAGTCCAGGAATGCCGTGGCCGCAATGGCAATCATCGAGATAACGCCGATGGGACCGCCCAGGAATCCCAGCAGCCGGCCACCGACCGCCGTCACTGTTCCCATGCCGCGAGCCAGGAAGCTGGATGCCGCAGCGGCGGCCGCAGAGGCGATATTCGCGTTGTTCGTGGCGACCGTCAGGGCCTGTTGCGCCGAAGCGGCGGCCGCGACTGCGGCGGTCCTACGCTGATAGGCGGCGGTGACGGCGGCCGAAGACGCCAGCGTCGTGGATGCGAGCGCCGCCTCTGCGGCCTGGACCTGCCTGATAATGGCCGCTTCGGACAGCCGTAGCTCAGCCAGGCGAGCGAGGGACTGCTGCCGACCAATATCGGTGATCTGCGCCTGAAGGCGGGCCTGCTCCAGCGTGCGCTCCGCGACCAGGGCGGCCTGGACGTCCCGAAGGTTCTGGAGGCTGGCGGCCTGGCGGGCGCGGCTGGCCACCACCTCGGCCTCTGCCGAGGCGACAGCGGCCTTGGCCCGTTGCAGCTCCTGGGCAGCGGCTCGCTGTGCCGCCACGGCGGCGCCTTCGTCGGCCGTGGCTTTCTGAGCGGCGGCGATGGCAGCGGCGCGGCTGGCCGCCGCGTTGCTGAGCCAGGTAGTGGTCAGCCCGGTGATGGCCGCCACCGCTCGCCCGGCTGCCGTCACCATCACGGCATCCAGGGCGGTGCCCAGTAGCTCGGCGTTATCGCTCAGGCCGTCCATGACATTGGCGACCCCGGAAATGGCACCGGCCAGCGCTTCGCCCGCACCTCGGCCATTGGTGAACTCACCTACCAGGCGAGTGAACGCATTCTCCAGTTCCTGGACTGCCATCGAAACGGTCTTGATGCGGGTGGCGAACTGATCGTTCACGCCGGCCGCCGCATTGCTCAAGGCGTCCACCAGGACGTCAGCCGTCAACTGGCCTTCGTTCGCCATCTTGCGAAGCTCGCCGATATTGACGTTGAGGCCATCGGCAATTGCTTTCAGCAGCGCGGGCGCCTGCTCGCTGACCGAGTTGAATTCCTCGCCACGCAGAACGCCCGACGCCAGAGCCTGGCCAAACTGGACCAGGGCCGCCTCGGCGCTCTGCGCACTGGCGCCTGAAATCGCGATGGACTTGGCCACCGTGTCAGTCAGCGATGCGACTTGCCGCTGGCTGATGTTCAGCCGGTCGGCGTTCTGCGCGAAACGCTGGTAGACGGTGGCGGTGGAGTCCAGCGCGGAGCTGGTCAACTGAGCGATGCGGTATACGTCATCGGTCACCGCCGCCAGTTGAGCCTGGGTGCTGGTGACCAGGCGCAGCCGGTTCTGGAGGTTGGTCCAGGCGTCGGTGGTCTGGATGATCTCCCGAATGCTGAACAGCGCCCCCAGCCCCAGCGCAGCGGCCTTGATGGAGGCAGCAAGGGCCGTCATGCCGCCACCGATGCGCTGGGTGGCGGCATTCAGTTGATCAGCATCCCGCGCCGCTGTCCTGGTGCTCTGGCCCAGTTCATCGACATTACCGTTCAGACGACGCAGCGCGTCCTGGGCGTCGTTCAGATCGGCGCGGATGCGGAGGGCCAGTGTCAGTTGCTGATTGTTCGCCATTTCAGGATTCCAACTGTCGGAGCAAGGCGGTGGCGTCCGTGCCTCCCACCATTCCGTACATCACCGCGTTAATGTCTCGGGCCTGCTCGCGGCGCTCAGCCGCTTGCGCCTCTTCCCAAAAGAGAATCAGCTGTCGCCGGGTGTAGTTGTTGAGGGCGTCGCGGTGGTGGCCGGCGCGAATGAGGTCGGCGAAGACTCGGCTCCAGAGCGCTGCGCGGCCAGTGCCATTTCCAGGAGGCGCGGACGCCAGAGCCGTCGGACGAAAAAACCGCTGTTCACCTCCCACCAGGTCAGCACCAGGGCTTCACCTTCGTCTGGCGGCAAAGTGTCCACCCAGTCCACAGACTGGCCGCAGCTGATCGCGATCAGCTCGCGCAGCGCGTCAGCGTGCAAGGCCAGGGCGTCGAAGATGACGTTGATCGACTCCGGGCTGTCCATCTTCTGCGGGGGAATAGCGGCCAGGCTGTCGCCAAGCGGCGCGAGTAGATGGTTGTGGCGCAGTTGCTCGCTGAAACTCAGCTCGCGGACGGTCACCTCGACGCCCCCGACCGTCAGTTGACGGTCGGGAAACAGAACCTCCAGGCTGCCATCGGGAGCAGCCGCTTTCGCCTTCGGCTTCGCCATGGCTTAGCCCACCTGGATAATGCGGCCGAACTGCCCCAACGGACCATTGGCCGGCTTGGAGGTATCCAGGAGCGCGGAAAAGCTCACAGGCATACCCGCCACGTCGTTGCCGTCGGTGATCAGCGACAGTTCCTGGAGCAGCCCTGGGGAGAGTTTGTAAATCTCCACGATGATCGGCGCGCCGTCCTCAGCCAGGTTGATGCCTTCGTAACGCAGGGCCACATTGGAGCGCTTAGCCGCCGACAGCAACGTAACCTGCTTACTGGCCATGTACTCATAGGCGGCAATGAACGGCTGGGTCGGAGCCGGCGACGTCGGCAGACTGAGGATTTCCAGCGCCCCAAACGCGGGCTCCAGCAAATAGTGATCCTCGGTCAGCGTGACGGGCGTACCCGCGCTATCGGTGATCACCAGGTCGCTGACGCCAGGGTTCGCCAGTACAACCTGGTCACCTGCCTCCAGGCCGGCCGGCAGCAACTCACCGGTCACAGTACCGGCTGCGGCGGTGCTGGCGGTTCCCTGGGAAAACAGGGCGACGTTGTCCACGTCCAGGCTGTGCAGGGTTGCGGTCATGTTCAACGAGGGAGAAATGCCCCACTCGCGCACCTTTACCTTCTTGCCAGAGTACGATTCGCGGTGACTCATCGACTCTTCTTCCATCGCACCGCTGAGCGCGGACACGTCGCCCAGCCAGCGCCACGGAGTCAGCCCGGCAGCGGTATGGATGGCCAGCTTCAGCTTACCCTGGCCGTAGTAGTACGTTTCGACTTGGGCCATATCGGCACCCTCCTAGTTCGGTGGCTTATTTGTCGCTGTCGGCAACGGCCGAGCCTTGCGCTGATTTCGGGATCTTTTCGATCAGCTTCTTACGCAGCAGCAGTTGGGCCGCAGCGCGGGTGACTTCGATTTCGTCGCCCTTGGCCACCGGCTTGCCCGCGTGGGTGTGGTTGGGGTTCTCAGCAGTGATCGTGACTTTTACGGTTTCCATGACTTGACCCTCGGGTAGACGAACCTGGCGGTGAACACCAGGGGGAAATAGAAGTAGCCGCTGGCGTAGGTGGGAGGAGACTGTCGGGCGCTGCGCGCCAACGGCGCCACATCGATGGCGGGAGCCCATCCGGTCAGTGCCTTGACCAGCCGTCCCAGCAGCGGTCCTGCCTCTCGGCGCGCTCCTTCGCCGGAGTTCGACGAGTCGGCGTAATGCACCACCAGCACAACCGCCCATTGCTGGCCGATGGCCTGAATGGCGCGCCTGCCCCCTTGGTGATCCGCTCCGGTGCCTATCTCGTCGCCGAGATAGACGACATAGACGCTGGGGGCGGGCTGGTCCTGCTCACTCAAGGCCGCCAGATCGGACACCCCGGAAACGATGGCCAGCCCAGGAACCTCTGAGCGGATACGCTCGATCAGCAACGGTTCCAGGAACAGGTAATCGAACGGGTCGCTCACCAGTCGGCCCCCCAGTCGTTACGGCCTTCGCTTATCTGCACCGTATTGGCTACGGGCGCCGGCTTGCCATCAGCGTCCAGGGCCAGACTCAACTTGCCGTTGGCGATGCCCGACAGCAGCTTTCGCAGATGCTCGGCCGTTTTGTAGACCGGGTTCTCTTCCTTTAGAACGATGTGCAGATTGGCGTAGGCCAGGCCACAGGCAATGCGTTTGAGCGCTGTTGGCACGCTGGCGAGCGGTAACTGGTATCGGCCGTGCAGATGCAGGTCGATTTCTGAGTCGGCATCAGCGATGGCGCGATCCACGATCACCGTGTCGATGGTTGTGGCCGGTTTATTGACGCGGTCACTCAGCTCGCGGATTTTCTGCTCGCTGTACTGCTCGATCAGGTCGGCCAGCGTGCAGTAGCTCACAGCTGCGACTCCAACTGTTCCAGGACGTCGAGCGCCTCGCGGCAGTCGGCGGCGACCTGGTGCTGCAACTCCGCCTGAGCGGCTTCACCCTGAGCCTCGCTGATTGGCGCGTTGTGCTCGGCGATCTGCGCGGCGATGTCCAGATGGGCAATGGCGTGATTCATCACTCGCCCTCCTGGTTGCCGGAAAAGGTGCAGCGCTCGACCCTGAGCAGCGGGTCCGACTCCAGAGCCTCCAGCTGCTCGTCGCTCAGCACGCCGTCAGCGAAGCCTTGGCCTTCCTTGTCGAAGCAGAAGCCCGCTCGGCAACGGCGCTCGACGGTGGCCCGAACAAAGACGCCCTCGACGTCGTCCGAGGTGCTAGCTGGCTTGGTGGCGGGCGTCTCGGGTGCGGTGGACGAAGCGTCGTCCGTAGAGCCCGGCAGAGTTTCGTCCTTGGGCTTCTCGGTCGCCGGAGCAGTTTGGGGCTTGGCGGCGGATGCCTCGGGTGCGGTGGACGAAGTGGCGTCCGTGGAGCCCGGCAGAGTTTCGTCCTTGGGCTTTTCGGTCGCCGGATCGGTCTTGGATTTGGCGGTGGTCTTGGCCGCAGAGTTCTGGCGTGCCATGTCGTGTCTCCTGTAGCTGGAAGAAGGTGGCCATCCTTGGCCTGGCAGGCGCTCCGTCTGGGGCTATCAGTTGAGCCAGGCGGTATCGAGTACCTGGACCAGTTCGAAGTTGGGGTTGTCCGCGCCATTGGCCAGGCGCTGCACCCCGACCACTTCCTTGGCCTTGGAGCGCAGAGTGGTCGGCACCACCAGCAGGTTCGGACGAATGTCCAGCGGACGACCGCCGTCGGCCTTCTGGTTGCGCATGGCGTCGTAAACTTTCTCGAAGTTGACCTGGTTCAGTTCTTCGGTGGACATCGCCGCCAGTTGCCAGAAGCCGAAGCCGACATTGCAGCGGGAGCGCACGCCGTAGACGTACTCGTCGGCCATGAAGACCTGCTCGTTGTCTTCCTTGGTCAACGAAGTGAACGACGGCTTCATGCGCTCCTGGTAGATCAACGGCTTGAGGCTGCGGCTGGTGTCGAGCAGATACCAGGCCGCCCCCGGATCAGCGGCCGGCGCGAACAGGTTGCTAACGGTGGTCGCCGTGCCGGTGCCATCCACGTTCGGATAGACCGGGTGATCGGTGTCGAAGAAGTTTTGACCGTCGTAGCAGAGATTGGCGTTGCCGACCTTGAGCAGGGCGAAGACCAGCTCGTCGGGATGCGCGCCGGCTGCGCGCCCCATTTCCTGCATGAGCGGAGCGTAGACGCCGAGGTTGTCGTCCTCGATGTCGGTACGTTTTACGCCCACGGTCGATTCGAAGAGCTTGTTGGTGATCTGGTAGCCCTGGGCCGCCATGTCCTTGATGACACGCTGACCGATCCACTCGCGCAGCTTGGGGAACTGCCCCAGCCAGCCATAAGTGTTACTGGCGGTGGTGGACGGAATCACCGTAGCAACCTGGAGGTAGGTGCTGGGTGCCTTCGCCAGGGCGTCCTGGAAGTGCTTCTGGAACGAGGTTTTCAGTGCGCTAATCAGCGCCGGAGTAATAATGGCCATGGGTCAGGCTCCTTTTGCCTTGGCGTAGTCGGCGGGGCTGATCCCGGTCAGACGGGCGGCCTCCATCTCGGCGTCGGTGAGGTTGTGGGTGTCGCCTTCCGGCTGGCGGCCCTGCAGGCGGGTCAGCGCGGCAATCGGCGCGGCCTTGTCCAGGTACGCCTTGAGCTGGCCGATGTCCTTACCGCCCAGGTCGCGTGCCCACTGCTCCAGGGAGGGCAGCAGGCGACCGTCCTGGAGCGCAGCACCGACCAGCCTGTCCAGCTCGCCACCATTGAGGCGTGCGGTCAGAGCGGCGATTTGCTCCTGGAGGTCCGTCACAGCTTCCAAGGGCACGAACTTGGCCGGGTCGGGTTTCTGACTCGGGTCGGCCTTTTTCAGTTGGCTGGTGGCGGCGGCGATCTGCTCGACGCTAGCGTCCTTGGCCAAGCCGAGGGTTTCGCGCAGCGTGGCCAGGCTGGCCGCCTGTGCGTCCAAGGCCGGCTTGAGCGCGGTCAGGGCGGCGATGGCTTCGGCCTCGGTCGCCCCTTCCTTGAGCGACAGCGCCGCGATGATGGCTTTCAGGAGTTCATCCACGGAGATTTCCTCTTGGGTGGGGTAAAGGCCAAAGGTGGCCGCCGCTCGGCGGGCGAGCGGCTCCATGCCATCGATGGCGGGGTCGTTGGTGATGGCGCCCATCAGAATCGACAGGACCGTGCCGTCCGGGGCGTAGCTGAAGACCGGCGAGAAGTAGAGGTACTCACCGTCCTCGATCATCCGTGCGGCGCGGGCGGTGTATTCGACACGGCCCCACAGGCCGGAGCCTTCGCGCCATTCGAAATCGAGGAAGCGGCCGGCAGCAGGCGCCGGCTGGCCGTTTTCCTCTTTCTTGAGGGTCTGGTGCTCATAGTCCAGGACAGGCGGTGTCTTGCGTGCCCTGGCCCGGTCGATCACGGCGGCGGCGCTGGCGGCATCGATCCGCCAGGCCGGCACGTCCATGGGGCGCCCGTCCGTGGGCCGGAACTCACCAGCTGGAGTGACTTGAATCCAGGCGCTGCCATCCTCCAGCTGGGGAAGCTGGAACGAGCAGGCGGCGATGGCAACGAGTAGGCGGTTCTTTTCCATGCCGCCAATGGTGGCGACGGTCGAGCGCGGCGGTTACGGGAAGGGGTTCAACGACTGCGGAAACCGTCCGGCGCCATCTTCTGGCCAAACCCTGGCACACGAATGGCGCTGGAGCGATTTCTAACGGGGTTCTAACGGGGTTAACGCAACGACTCTGATGCGAGGTAGCGACTAACCCCGTTTCGGCGCGTGTAGCGCGTTTGCGGGCGGATCAGGTGATCACGCAGATGGCGGGTCGTTCGCAAGGCACTCCAGGGCGAACTGGACGGTATACGGCGCGGGGCGGTAGCCCTCCTTGACGTCCTCGCTCAAGTAATAGCGCATCACCCTGTCACCAAGGCCGAGCAGCTCGGCTGCGCGCCGCTGGCTGATGCCGGCTTTCTTGAGCAGCCCGCGCAGGTAGCGCGGGTCTGGATTGTGGTTGGAGGCGTCAGGCTTCAGCATTCCTCATCCTCATAATGCTGTTGGAACCTGTCCTGAAAAATAGCCATTAAACGACCATGTACGTGGCTTCCCCAGGCGACGCCTATGTTCTGCGAGGCAGTGGCAAGCATCACGTTGGCGATGCGATACCACCACCCCCAATCGGCAAATGGGTTGCTCGCGACTCGTCCATCTGCGTTGAGTAGCGCCTCTTCCCACGCCTTGAACTCGCGATACTCTTCATGATTGGAGTCGTCCACGAGTCGTTGCAGGACGGTAGCCTGGAACCCCTCATGGAGCCTGGCGGCGAAACTAGAAGCGGCCAGAACCTGGCTTTCAGTCAGGTTGTCGGGGTCCGCATCTTCCCAGGACTGAATGAATCGAGCCGCTTCAATAACCGAGCGGGAGATGATGCGGTCTGAAATCGTGCTGCTCATGGTGTCTATCCTTGTTTGCGCCTCGCCGTTGTGGCTGGCATGACGTTAGATTAGGCACATTGTGCCTAATGCGCAATAGGCACAATGTGCCGCTTGTCCGAAAGTGGCCCACTACCGATTTCGGCTCAGGGCTGTAAGGACGACCTCTAGAATGGACTGCCGAGCGCCGGCCGCCAGTTGGCCGTTTTCGTCGAACGGCAGATACCGCCGTGCAGGAATTTCGACCTGGTGACCCCGGCCGGCGTCGCCACCAAATTGGTGGATGGCCGCATAGACCAGGTTGGACCCGATTCCCGCCTCGTTGCGATCCGCCCAGGTCGTGACCGAGCGAGCCAAGGCGTTTGTGACCTGGAGGATCGGGTGGGGACCACGCCCCTTAGCCTCGCGAGCGGCGACGGTCGCGGGGCTGAGCTGCGGCCAGCCCGGCCCCTCGTCCATAAAGGCGAACTCAGTTTCCGCGAGCAGCTCGGCAGCGATGCCACGCATGACCGGCAGCGTATCGGTCACCGAGCGCATCAGCACCGCCAGGCGCTGGCGAACCTCCTGGTCGTCCAGCTCGACGTCGATCCTGGTTGTCATTAGCGCACTCTCCTGTAGCGGCCCGTCGCCAGGCCATCCTGGATGCTATCCATGGTGATCTCCATAACCTGGCCGACATTTTCCAGTTGGCCGGGTCCGTATATCTCGCCGCGCAGACGGATTGCCAGGGCGGCACCATCGGCCTGGACGACGTAGACCAACGACTCGCTGCCGCGCTCCCACAGCACCAGGTCAGGCCGGGCGAAGCGCTCCGGCAGGTTGGCGAGCTGCTCGCGAGCGACGGCGCTGTTACGAATCGCGGTATCGCTGGTGGCGACCACGCCAGCGCGCAGTTGAGCGCCCTGGGCGACGGCGTAGGTGACATCGGTCGGATCGAGCACGCCGATGGACATGGTCTGCCCCTGGGGGGACGCGGCGCGATCTACGAAGGCCTCCCAGGCGCGCTGGCGGACCGGGTCCAGCAGCACACCCCGTACCTCGTCGATAGCAGCCGGTGCCCCCAGGGTACGCTCGGCTTTGTCGTACAGCACCTGGTCCATCAGGTGACTCTGTACGGGACTGCCGTCGAAGCCGGCATCGGGACGGAATTGGATCTTCCGCCCGGCCCGGTCGGTCGTCTCCAGGGTGGTCAGGGTCTGTTCCCGAATCTCCCCCGTCCGCTTGTCAACCCCAGTTTCGACGGTGACCTGCCCCGTCCGGCCGAGGCTGGATTCGACGGTCAGGCCGCGACGGCGAACAGCGGCCTCCGTCAAGGCAACGATCCGGCACCGGCAGTTGTAGCCATTGGGCGGGGTGATGTGCTGCCAGATCGGATCGTCCCACCTGAACACTTTCCCATGCAGGGCGGCATGGCTGGGCCGGGTAACGCCATCCATCACCGCCACATACATCCAGTAAGGGTGGGTTTCCCTGGCTTCGTAGGCGGCCGCGTAGCGCCCTGCCATATAGGCCGACTGCATGTTGGTCTGGTAGATGGTATCCAGGCGGCGCGGGCTGCCCAGTTGTGCAACCTCGGCGCCGCCATCCGGCGCGACTACAACCTGGCGACCCCACCAGCCTTTCGCCTCCAGGGTCGGCCGCAGGTTGCGCTTGAAGTCTCGTAGCGTCTCGCCGCGCTCCAGGTTCTCGACAAGGGCGTCGCGAATGTCCTGGAGCACGTCCAGGCGTGCTGCTCTGGCAACGGTCAGAGCGCGGCCGTGGGTGGCCGCGTCAACGTCATGCCAGTTCCAAGTGATGGCGAATCCCTTTCGCTCCAGGTACTCGATAGCGGCGGCCGGCCGCAGGGCGAAGATGGCCCGCAGATCAGCCTCGGTCGGAGCGGCCATCAGTCGATCCGGTCCAGGTTGCCGTGGAGGCGGCCCCAGGTATCGGCGGCGAACAGCAGCCGGTGGAGCGCGTCCGTCAGGGCGCTGTCATCCATGTCCGGGAACGCTTCGGCGAGGGCGCCGAGTAGTTCAGTTTCGCTGTCTCCGCGGTTGACCGCGTCCAGGAGCGGGGCGAGCAGGTCGTTGGCCTGGTTTTGCATGTCCTTGGCCGGCAGGTCGGCCAGCGCCTTGTCCAGGGCCTGCTGATCGCCATAGCGCGGGCCAACGATGGTGGCCAAGGCCGCCACCCGTTGTCCATGCTGGCGGCTCAGGATTGCAGGCTGCGCAGCCGAACGCAGAACTGGCTCATTCTTGGCAGGCTGCGGGATGCCGAGCTTGTCATAGACCCAGGCGCTGGGAATCTCCAGCCCCACGTTGACCAGTGCCGGAATCGACTGGGCCATGCTGGTGATGTCGGCTTGCTCGCGCAGGTCGAAGACTAGGCGCGGCGCCCGGCGCACGTCGGGACTGCCAGGACGGTTCAGTACCAGGAGCGGCCAGAGCAGATCGCGGGACAACGTGGCCGCCAGTTGGCGGGCATCGGATGCCAGTAGGTCGTGCCGAACCTCGTTATGCACCTGGCCCAGGGCAAAAGCGCCGCCGCCTGACTGGCTGGTGGTGCTGGTCAGGGTGCCGCCCAGGACCGCCTTGGATATGGCGTCTTCGCTTTGCCGCATCATCGCCAGGAACGGATCGCTGCTACCCTGCGCGGCCTGCTGGAAGTCGATGGCCATGGTTTCGGGGATGATCCCTGCGGCAGCATGGCCCAGGCCGGTAACGGCCCGCAGCAAGGTTGCCTTTTCCTCGTCGGCAGTACCCGGCGGATATTTCCCCAGCCGGATCGGCAGGCCATAGATTTCCAGCATTTCCGCCAGGTCGGAGGTGGCGTAGTGGCGGAACAGGTACGGCCAGGCCAGCACGCGGAACAGGCCGCTGCGGGCCACATAGCCGGAGCGCGCACGCGGCCGGTGAATGATCCAGCCGAAGGGCTGCAAGGCTTCGCCGGCCGGGCTGTTGTCGCGCAGCCGCAGCTCGTTCTGGTCTTCGGGGTTGAGCTGGAACCAGCTCTGCGGTCGGTGATGGAACGCCAGCGGCATCCACTCGCGCCCCTGTAGCGCCCACTCCAGCTCAATGCAGCTGTAGCCGTGGCCGATGCCGTCCAGCGCATCGAGCAGCAAGTCCTCCAGCCCTTCCAGGTCGAGCAACAGCTCGTGCAGATAGTCGGCATCAGCTTTCTCGGCCGCCGAGGCGTTACGCGGAGGCTCGACCGCCCAGTCCAGGCCAAGGATTGCGCGCTTTCGCTTGCTCATTTCGGCGAACAGGTGGGCGTCGCGTTCCTCCATGTCCATGAACAGTTCGGCCTGGGCCTGGAGATTGCCCTGTTCGGCCTCGACCAGGATGCGAGCCAGCTTGGCCGGTGTCAGCCCCTTGGCCGGGTGCTGGGCGAACTCCTTCGCCAGGCCGGCTAGGCGCGAGGTCTGCGGCTCGCGCAACTGCTGGGTTCGGATAGGGTTGCCGTAGACGTCAACGATTTGTGCCATGTGTCGTACCTACCATGCGCCGCCGAAGCGGCCGCCAGTGTCAAAAGAATCGTCAAGGCCGGGCGCGTATTCATGCCGGCGTTTGACCAAGGTCGCCTCTATCGGCGCGAACCCCGTGGTGGCCAGCATCCAGAGCATGTGCAGGGCGTCGGGGCCATCGTCGTGGTCTGCGGCCGGGAAGTGGCGCAGCTGTTGTTCCAGGACGGTCTGGCTGGGGTGCATACGGATTAGGCCGTTGGCCATGTGCGGCTGGAGGCTTTCGATTCGCAGCAACTTGTCGGCGTGTGGCGTGATCGCTCGGGCGGGCACCGGGCAGCCAGCCTTGGCCGAGCGCTTCACCAGCTCTGTGCGCAGGAACTCCTGGAACTGGACCGCCTCGACGCCCCACACCAGGCAGTGATAGGCCCGTTGCATGGCGATGATGTCCTCGATGATCTTGTCCGGCAGGCGCTTGCGGATGGCGGCCTCGACCACGTCCAGGACGCCTGTCTCCCGGTTGAACCCACCCACCAGGATGGCGCTGGGGTCTCGGCTGGAGCCTTGCTTACCCAGGGACGGGTCGCACGCGCCGTAGAACATCCACTGCGCCAGGCGGTTAACCCAGAACGTGATGCAGGCGGCGAAGGGGGCGTTCTCGCCCTGGACAGGGTCGTTCTGCTGTTCCGAGTCGAACGCCGAGTGCCCATCGCGGGCACGTTTCACCATGAGTTTGTAGAGGGGCTGCCCATCCGGCCAGCAGATGATCGCGCCGTCCTCCATGGCGGCGGCGCGTTCCTGGTAGAAGGCCAGGGCGGCGGCGCCCTCGTCGTCGGAGTTGAGCAGCAGTTCCTCCCACTTCTCCCACAAGTCCATGCGGTGCGGCCATTCGATAACCGCCTTGAACTTGCGCCGTTTCCACAGCGGGTTTTTCAGCAGGCGCGACAGGACCGAGTCGTAGTGAAGGATGGTGCCGATGATGATGACGTCCATGGTGTCGTCGGCGGAGCCGAGGGACAGCACGGTCTTTTTCAGCCAGTTTTCCAGCTTGTCGCGTTGCTCCGGGCTGCGGACGTTCTCGTCGTTCTCCAGGTCGTCGCCGATCACCAGGTCAGGACGGTGCGGGCCGTGTCGAAGGCCGCGCATCCGCTTGCCGGAGCCGAAGACCTGGACCTTGGCATCGTTCGCCGTAACGATGGTGCCGACCTGCCAGACGCGGCCCTTGCCGGCGCCCTGGGGGAAGTCGGTGGCCAGGCGCGGGTTGAACTCCAGCTCCGCCTTGATCGCTTCCAGCATCGTGGCGGCCTGTTCGAAGGCATCCATGATGATCAGGGGGTAATGCTTGCGGCCGGTGAGTACGCACCAGATCACGAATATCTGGCTCACCAGGGTGGACTTGGCATTACCACGCGGCGCCGCAATGGCTTCGTGCTGGCCGTCCGGGTGGTCCACCAGCTCGGGTAACCGCTTGTAGAGGTAGTCGTGCAGCAGCGCGTTACCGCGCTTCACGTAGTGCGGGAAGTAGGTACGGGCGAAATACTCGTAGTCCGCGCTAGCCCGTTCACGCCGGACGGCGCTGGCCTTCGGGTCGGGGTCGAAGCCTGCGACCTCGGCCTCGATCTGGCGGCGGAACTCTCCCGCAAGCTGGGCGATGTCCGCCAGGAAGTCTCTGGTGCTACCCTTCATGGGTCGATTTCTCCCCAGAAGGAACCTGGTCATGATGGACTGGATTGCTGGTGCCTACGGCGGCATCAAGGCGGCCACTGACATTACGCAGAGCATGCTCACGCTCAAGACGGATGCGGCTGTAACGACCAAGGTGGTCGAGTTGAACGGCGTGCTGCTCGGGCTGCAATCCCAGCTGAACAGCGCCCACGCGGATCAGACGACGTTGACCCGCCGCATAGGCGAGTTGGAAGCCGAAATTGCTCAGTTCAAACGCTGGGAACAGGAGAAAGAGCGCTACCAGCTCCACCAGACGGAAGCGGGTGGACTTGTGTACCGCATAAAGCCAGAGGTTCAAGGCACCGAACCTCTGCATTACATATGTGCCGACTGCTATCAGAAGGCGGTCAAGACCATCCTTCAGCCGGGGGACGAAGGCTACTACAAGGTTCTGAAGTGTCATCCATGTGGTTCCTCTGTTCGGGCTCAAAGGATCGAATCCAGCGCCACGATGGTTATGTCCACAGGGCGCCGCACCGATTGGGATGGCTATTGAGCTATCCCAATTCCTTCGCAATCACTTCTCCAAACGGCTCCAGCACCTCGGCGAATGCCTGGGCGTGCTGCGGAAACCGCTCACGGATGAAGCTGGCCAGGCGCTGGAGCACCTCCATAGCGGTGGCCAGCGCTGATGTTTCGGGCAGAACACGCTTGGACGCGCTGACCGTCTTGTTGTAGGCGTCGGCCAGGCTGGCGAGCAGCTGCACCTTCACGGCGGGCTTGATGTCCGCGTCTACCTGGACGGCTTCCATGGTGGCCTGGAACTGGGTCACCAGACCGGCCAGCACCTGGCGCGCCACGTCCTCCAGTCCACCACCGGCCAGCAACTGCGCCGATTGCGCCTTGTCCCAGTCGTCCCCCTCGGCTTCCGCCTGCTGTTTCCAGCGGCGAGCGGTGCCGTAGGAGACGCCGAACATGGCGGCCGCGACCTCCAGGGACTGGCGGTCGAGGACGTAGGCGCGGCGCAGGGCGTCGCGGGTTTCCTTCGGGTGCGCCATGGACTACCTCAGATACCGAGCTTGATACGCGCCGCGAGCAGGCCGCAGGCAACCAGGCCACCCGCCAGCGCGCCGGCCGCCGAGCCGTACAGCACGGCTTTACGTTCGATCTGCGGGAATCGGTCTTCGAAGCGCTCCAGGCGGCCGTCGATGCGTTGCAGCAGTTCGAACTCGGGAGAGGCTTTCTTTTCGGTCATCGGATCAGTCCTTTTGAAGGTGCCGCACGGTGTCCCAGTGCAGGCCGGCGCAAGCGCCGTATTGGTCGTAGAGTTGTTTAAGGGCAATTGCGGCGGCATCGGGGCTGTCATCAGTCACCGCCACCGGGGTCGGGCACGGTTGAGCCAAGGCCGCTGGTAGTGGCCTGGGCGGCACGTTGACGGGCGGTTTCGAGCTGCTGCATGACGCCAGCAGGAAAGCGGCAGGCAGCGCGATCAGCAGCGGTTTCGGCCAGGGCATGGCGAAGCTCCCGAGTAGTTTGTTGGTCGCTGTCGGCCCGCTGGGCCAGGCGCTGGAAAAGAGCCGCGCTGGTGTCCTGGACCGTCTTCAGTTGTGCCGCCGATTGCTCCAGGACGTCGCGATATGCGCGGGTCTGTGCGTCGGCGCAGGCGGCTCGCCCATCGGCCAGACCGGCCTCGCGACCGCCCCACCAGCCGGCCGTCCAGACCATCACCAGGAGCACAAAGACAACCAGGCCGACGCGCCAGGTCATGGCGATTTCTCGACGCTGAGCTGGACCTGGTAGGACGCAACGGTCTGCATGAAGCCGTAGGCGAACGCCCCGCCCAGGCCATAGGCGAGGCCTGCGGCACCAATTGCCATGAAGGCCAGAATCACGACGCGGGCCAGCAGGTCGCGGAGATAGAGGCGTATCCAGAGCCATCGGTTGGCCGGGTCTTCACGGCAGATCGCGAACAGATCGCTGAGGCTGATTCCGCTGGGGCGCTGCATCACAGCACCTCCCGCACGGCCTGGGCGATCTGCTCGGCGCTGTAGGGCTGCTGCCCGTTTTCCTGGTGAATGATGGCGGTCACCAGAGCGACCAGGGTGGCCTGGTCCAGGTGCAGGCTGGCCTGCGGCGGAACTCCCATCGCTCGGGCCACGGCCGAGGCATACGCGCGGGTGTTGTTCTCGTTCGACGGCGCCCAGCGTGCGATCAGCGATTCGACGGTGCGCAGGCCATAGACCTTGCGGTAGTTCAGCAGCAGCTTGGCCAATGCGCGGGTGCCGTTATGCGCCGTGTCGAAACGACAGAAGCGCGGTTCGATCTGCGGGTCGTGGGGGAGTTGACCCTGCCAGTTGTTGCGTGCCGACCAAACGATGTTGCCGGGGTTGTTGTTGCGGATGCCGCGAGGTTGAAGGGCCATCAGTTGTTCTCCAGTTTGCGTTTTACCCACTGGGCGAACGCGCCCAGCCATGAATCGCCGTCCCGCTCAAACAGGCGCAGGGCCGCCCCGATCAGCCACCAGGCGGGCAGACCGGCAATCACCAGGAGCGGAGCGGAAACGAACAGCAGGCCGACCGCTGGCTCCAGTTGGTAGAGCCCGGCCACCACCTGGGCCGACTCGAACAGCTCGGGGCGGTTGGAGTGCAGGTAGACCACCAGAATCGGCCCAAAGACGCTGGACGCGACGATGGTGCAGAACAGCCGGGCGAACCCCTCTTTCATGGTTCGGGGCCACAGGACCAGGAAGCCCAGGGCGGCAGCCAGGGCGCCCGCGCTGATGTGGATGCCGAACATTTTCAGCAGCGCGGCGCTGCCGGCCGAGGTGGATGCGGGATCAGGCATTTGGTGCTTCCGTTGCGAGCGCTGCCCGAATTGCGGATAGGTGCGCATTGCCTACCTCCGGGGCGGACTTGGTGTAGTTGGATATGCGGAAATCGGTGTCGGTGACGCGGGGAGCAGGAGGCGGGCCGCGCCGGATCGACTCGGCGCGGTTGTCCATCATCTGGCGATACGCCTTGACCTTCGCGAAGGCGTCCTCGACGTGCGCCCGAACGAGCGGCTGCCAGTTGACCGGGCAGGCTTCCAGCAGAGCGTTACGACGCTCGCGGCTGGGCTCGGCCAGGATGGCGGCGGCGTAGTCGCGTGGGCTGCGCGGTGGATGCGGGGCGTTGAACTCTTTCATGCCGCCATCGTGGCGGCGACATGCTAGGGGGAATTAGATGATTGACTTCAACGGCTGAGATAGGATCGGCGCGGAGACGCCGGCCGGGGCGTTGCGCCCCGGCTTAGTGGAACAGGGTGGATTGCTGCGGTGCCGGCTCGCTCGGCCGGTTGACAATCTCCCATATCCAGCGGTCGGACAGGTTGTACTTGCGGGCAAGATCGCTGAGCAGGCTACGGGCGGTTTGCCCATCACGCAAGCCCTGCTCGAAGCGTTCGACGATCTCCAGGTCGCGCCACCGTACCAGCGCCTTGTGGCAGCGAGCCACGTAAATTTCTTCGCCCCGATAGTGCGTGTGGAGCTGCTCCTCGATGTCGCTGCCCACCAGCTCGGCCAGCGCAGCCCGTCGCGCTTCGCCCCTCCGCGCCCGGCCCTCGGCTATCCGCCAGGACGTGCCGCCGAGTTGCTCGACCACCACCAGGGTGGCCGGCAGGCCGATGCGTCCGGCCATGTCGCGGACGGTATCCGGCAGCATGTCCTGGACCTCCCGAAGATCGACTTCAGACCTACTCATGGCGGCTCCTGTCAATGATAAGCGCCTGCATCAGCCGGTAGAGCTGGCTGTCGTCCAGCCACTCGACCCGCTCGACCTGGAACATGCGCCGGGCCATGTGGTCGGCGTAGCTCCAGGGGCGATGGGCGCTGGCCAGGAGCGCGGTGATTTTGCGCAGCACGGTTTGCCGGTTTTGCGGCACTTTTGGCGTCGCCCGGCCTTGCCGTTTGCTCTTCGGTTTCCAGCCCAGGCGCTGGAGTTCGACAAGTACGTGGTCGATCTGGCGCGGCCCTAAGTCCTTGGCCGAGCGCACGCCCGCGACGCGAGCCAGCAATGCGCGATAGGTGTCATCGTCCATGCCTAGCTGGGCCTTGGCGATGTGGATTTTTGCGAGGTTGACGGCGCGTAGGCTCATCGCTTGGTCCTCCCTGGATGGCTTCTCTTTTGGATCAATTCGGCAAAACGTGACGCGTCACGCTCAGCAATTTCGGCGACGTTGTGTAGGAGCAAAGTGACCGCTTCGGCCGGCTCGGCGAAGCCCCCGGCCGCGCAGATCAGATCGAGTGCATCAGCCGTTCCCTGGTACATGTCCATGTTGAAGCGGCGGCCGCCCAGCGCAGCGCGACGCAGGGCATCGCGCTCGCGCTTCGCCCGTTGGCGTTCCCGCGCCAGGCGGCGCTGGCGGTCTGTCTTGGTTTCGTTCGTCATGGGTGGCTGCTCATCAGTACCGGACCACCACGTCCGGCAGACCGTCCCGGCAAGGCCGGGGCGGTTTCGCTCAGTGGACGGTGCGGTTCTTGTCCTTGGTGTAGTGGATTTCCTGCTGCGGTTCCTCGCCGCGAGCGCGGCGCGCCAGGCACTCGTCGCAGGCGCAAGAAACGCCGTTACCAGCTCCGTTCAGCTTGGCGAGTTCCCGGCCAATGGACTTCGAGGCCTCCATGAGGGCATAGGCCAGTTTCGAAGCTTCGGAATCGTGCAACTGCGGGCCTTTCATGCCGAAGAGGACGCCGCCCTCGGTGTCGCTGATGGTGATGGTGTATACGGCCATGGTTATGCCTCCTTCTGTGCGGATGCCTGCTTTTCCAGCTGGCGGATGCGGGTGCGAATTTTCTTCTCGACGATCTTCTGGAGGCCGGTGACCGCGAGCGCGGCGCGGCATTGCTCCAGGTCGAAGCCGGCAACGGCGCGGAGTCGGCTATCGACGTCTACGGCGCCGTAGCTCTGTCCGGGGTGATTGAAGGGGTTGGACTGCTGCACTTCACACCCCTAGCGCACGGAAGCCGGGCCGATCCTGCTGGCCCAGGGTCTGGATGTAGCGGGCGATGGAACCCAGGTTCTCGCGGTCGGTGGCCTCGGGACTCACACCCGGCACGCGCCGGGCGACTTTCTGGCCCACCTGGTGCGGCTCAGCGGTTGCAAAGACCGCTGCCCGCACGCTGGCCAGCTCGCCCACGGCAAGGGCGAAATAGCCCTCGCCTGGGTGCTCTTCCCGCAGCTCGATCAGGCCGTCGATGCGGCACATGGCGAACGTCTTGGTCATGATCAGAGCCCCTCCAGCAGCCGAGTGGAATCGTGCGTGAGCTGGGCCGGAGACTTCCGGCGAGTGCGTGGTGTAGCTGGGGCCGGCTCAGCCTGCGGCATGACCAATTGACTGGGGCGCACTACCGTCAACTCGACTTCCGGCGCTTCGCCGACGGTGTACTTGAACCCAGCTCCAGAGGCGTAGTCGGCCTGAACCTCTGCGGCTCGACTCATGATGTCTATCAGCTTGAGTGCATCGGCCTGGGGTAACAGGAAACGCTGATAGTCCAAGGTGACGATGCACAGCTGTTGCGCGCGGTTGCGGGCCATGTCACACGTCCTCCACATAAGCGACCTGGAAAGCGGCGCTGTCGTACTTGGCGAGAAGACGGATGAAGCACTCCAGTGCGTCTCCGCCCTCGGTTTGGTTTGCCGCTTCGGGTACGCCCGGAACCAGGAGCGACACGTTGTCGTATGCGTGCCGCGAATTGGTCACGAGGATTTCGCGAACGACCTGGTCGTCCCCACGGGCGATCTCGATGGCGCCCTCGGGCACCTGGTCACCGAACTCGATCAGGCCAGAGGCCCAGCAGAAAGCGATGGTGTCGGCCATGTCACTGCACCTCCGCTTCGAAAGGCACGATGGCGAAGTCTTCGATGCCGGAGTTCACGGTCAGCCCCGGAAGCCCCTGGACGGCCTCGGGTTCGTTGAGGATCGCTTCCTTGTTCACCTCTTCCTTGGTGCGGATGAAGCGGATAAGCCCTTTGCTGCGCAGCAGCTCCAGGACCGCATCGGCGCCGCGCACAGTCACGGACGGGGGACGGATGCGCCACTGGACCTCGCCGGTGGTGAGGTTCGCGTACTTGACCTTGTTGTTGTCGGTCAGCTCGGCACGGTTGGCCTCGCACCAGGACTGGACTCCGCCCTGGAGGACCGCCAGGCGCTTCTTCAGGTCTTCGGCCGGCTCCGAATAGCGCTCGGTGATCTGGCCGATTTCATCGTTCATTGCGGTTTCCAGACGGGCCAGCTCGCGCTGGAGGTCGCCGATGTTCTTGATATCGCTGATGACCTGTTCGCGGGTCTGCGGGACGTAGACGGCGGCAGCGGATTTCAGACGTTTCTTCGGTGCCATGTTGGCGTTCTCCTGGTCAGTGAATTACGGGGTTGCTGCCGGCGAAGTCGCGGTAGCTGATCGGTTCGCTCCAGGCCAGGGTGATGCCCTGGAAGCGGGTGATGTAACGGGTGCTGCCGGCCGAGGCGTCGCGCTGGAAGCCCATCAGGTAGCCTTTCTCCAGGAGCTGGCGGGCGTCATCTGCGGCGATGGTCACGCGCCCCTCTGTCGGCTCCAGGCGATGAAGACGAACCCCCATACGCTGGAGCAGCCGGGCGGCGTCGTTGAAGGTGCGCAGGCTCCGGGCCAAGTCAGGCGTCAAGACTTTCAAGGGCAATGCGGTTCTCATGGCCTTGTTCCTCTCGTTTCATGGGGGCGGTATGCGGGTTGCGTGGACAGGCGCGGCACGCTTTCCAGCAGCGCATCGCGACGGGATTGTTCAGCGGCGCCGGCCGCTGGAGGTACTCGCTGCACTCGACCGAGGTCACCGCCTCGCCCAGGGCCGGGCACTCAATGCGGCTCAGCGCGGCCAGGACACGACGCTCGACGCGGATCGTCGAGGGCGACGGGTAGCGGTTGGCGAGGATGGTGCTGACGGTCGAACGGCTCATGCCGATAGCCTCGCCGGCCTTCGTTTGGCTGCTGCGGGCCACCTCAGCGGCGAGCAGCTGGACGAAGACGGGCGGACGCTCGCCCCAGGCCGACAGATCGATTGCGCGTTCCATCAGCACCCCCACTGCCAGGCAATGAGGCGCCGGATCGGTAGCAGGGCATCACCGACCAGGACCAGCAGCAGGCCGAGGGCCAGGAAGATGCCGATGGGGATCAGTGCTCGGCGCATGGCGGCACCTCCTGGCTCAGCAGTGAGGCCGCACGGTCCAGGCGCTCGATCTCGGCCAGGATCAGGGCGGCTGCCCGCACGTAGTTGGCACGCGCGTCGCGGGGCTTCCACCACTTCGCCACGAACGGCCAGATAGCTGGAGCTTCGTCATTGGCTCCGCTGAGGATGTACGCCGCTGCGGCTCGCGGAAGCTCGGCGGCGCAATAGAGGTCGTCATGGTCCGGTGTCCAGCCCTCGGCGGTGATCTGCCGGCGACGCTCGGCCTGGACGTCGAGCCATGCTTGCGGCACTTCCGTGCCGGGCGCGGCGGCGAGCAGCTCGGCTGCACGGAACAGAGCGGCAGCATTTCCCGGCACGCTGTGCTGAGCCTGGGCGGCCGGTTGTGCCCCATTTAGCGCGGCGAACGCGATCCTCTCCACTTCTGCTTGATGCGTTGCGGAGGTCGTGTACTCGCTAGCGTGGACGATGTTGTTCAGTGCATTGCGCAGCTCCGCGACCCTGGCCAGGGCGGCGCGGGCTTGGCTGTTCAGCTCGGCAACCACTTCTGGCTGGGTCATGATGTTGCCGTTCTTCAAAACGACCTGATCGGACAAGACGTAGGTATCGACGGTCATAGTCCATCCTCCTGCTCTGGTTTCCTGGAACGGCTCCGGTTGTGCTGGTACTCGCCGTGCGAACTCCACATGACCTGGTCAAGGTTCGGGTCGTAGACCTGGCGGCGCGTCTCGCGCTGAACGATGGGTGGCCGTGGACCGGTGTAGCGGCCCGGCTTGAGGGCGTAGTGGCGGCCGTTGCGGGTCAGGTATCCGGCGTTCTGCAGATCGATGAAGTAGCGCTGAACGGTGCTGGGCGACACGGTCGCGCCAGAGGCCGCCACCGATGCGGCGATCTGCTCCGGGGTCGCTGGACCGAGGATGCGCAACGTCCGCCAGACCGCCTCGGTGGTGTAGCCCTGCTGGGATGGCTTGCCATCGGCGTTCAGGTTCGGTGCCTCGACGCCGTTGTCGCGGACCAGTTGGAAAACGACTTCTTCGCCGCGCTTGAATCCACGGATCGCCTCGACGTAGCCGCCCAGGCGCAGGCAGGCGACATACTTCTCGACGGTCTTGTCGTGCTGGTTGGAGCGGCGCGCCACGCGGTAGACGGTGAACTCTTCGCGGTTGGCCCGGATGACTTCCCACATCTGCTGGCGGGGGCTCTTGCCCCCGACCATGCAGAGGTGAGCCGGGTTCTTGCCGAGGCTCATTTCGAAGTCCTCGGGCTCGGGGCCGCGCCGGTATACAGCTCCAGGTTCAGACGCTGGAGGTCGGCCAGTTCCAGCTCGCGCCGGCCCTGAACGGTGGCGGCCTCGGCCAACTGCTCCAGGTTCACCGCGACGCGACGGACAGAGCCCAGGGATTTCTTCACCAGGTGCGCGAGCAGATCGTCAGCGATAGCCACTCCGGGGCTGTAGACCGGCGCCAGGTTGCGGGCGTCTTCCAGGGACACTGGCTGGGCCGGAACCCAGCTGAGAACGCGGCCATGGAAGCGTTCGTACTTCTTGAGCTTGGTCGGCAGCATTTCCTCGCCGATCAGCAAGATGGAGGCTTGGCTGGACTCGTACAGATCACGAATCAGTTCGACCTGGCCAGCGGCGACCAGATGGTCCATTTCGTCGATGATCAGCGGGCGGCCGCTGGCGGCCAGTTCCTCGGCGATCTGGTCGGCCATTTCCGGGATGGTCCCGGCCGGCTTGATGCCCATTTCCCCCAGGATCGACTTCAGCGTGTGCTTGCGGGTCCAGACGCTTTTGGCTTGGACGTAGTAGGCGCGGCGGCGATTGGCGACCCAGGCGGCCGAAACGGATTTGCCGAAGCCGGACGGGCCGTAGAAGCAGACCAGGCCGGGCAAGGTTGAGGTACGCGACAGCGCTTTCTCCAGGGCGATATCGCAAAGGGCGATGTTGGCGATGTCGGCCATGCCGCTGGCCAGTTGGGTGGTTTTCGGGGTGGTCATGAATACAGCTCCTTTCATGCTTGCCGCTGCTGGGCGGCGAATTCTTTGGATTTGGGGTAAACCTCGAACCACTGGGCGGCGTCCGGCTCGATGGGTTGGCCGGAGCGCTGCCGCTCGGCCAGCTCGCACCACTGCCGGTAGCGCTGGGCGGGAGCGGTCGGCAGGGTGAAGACCTGGGCGGTGGTGGCTTGGGCGGTGGCTGCGGCCGGGCGCGGTTCGTCGATCCGCTCGGCCTGCATTTCGAGGGTCGCGGCGCTGCGCGACCGGAGTTGCTCAGGGGTGATCGTGCCGAGGCCGGGGATGGACAGCGGCGCATCCATTTCCAGGGCATACCCGCCGTCACGCTCGGCGCGAATCTCGTCGAGGTGAGCCAGGGCGCGCTTCTCGCGGGCCTCTGCGCGTTTCTCGCGGGCACGCTCGACATACGAAGCCGGCATGTAGTCGCGGCTGTTGCCGTTCAGCTCTGCGGTGCAAAGGAAGCGGCCCTCGCCGTCGTAGACCCACACCTTGCTGGCGTCGTGGATGTCGTAGCCCACGGCCACCTGGTCGCCGTGGAATTCCTCCAGCTCGCGGGCGAAGTAGCGGTTGCCGATGAACTCCAGTTCGCAGCGGCGGACGGTGCGCAGCACCTGGGGTCGGAACAGCGGCCGGGCCTCGTCGTCGGTGACCCGCATCGGGCTGAAGCCATCGGCTTCGTGCAGCGCCCACGCTTCGTTGGGGGTCATGTGCCGGCGACGACCGGTGTTCGGGTCAACGATGCGCGGCAAGCTGCTGTGCGGCCGGTCGTTGTACTCGGCAATCTGCTGTTCGCAGAACGCGACAAAAGATTCCCAAGACATCAGCGGCATGGTGCCGCCCTTGGCAATGGCCCGGCGAGTCAGCTTGAAGGTGGCCAGCTTGGCCTGGCGGTCCATGTCGGCTCCGATGTAGCCGGGCAGTTCCTTGGCGGCCCGAATCCACAGGCTCTGGTGGACGCGCTCAATCACGCCCCGCGCCTGGCTGTTGTAGGGCAGGCTGTTTTTCATATCGATGCCCAGGCGGCCCATAAGGCCGACCGCCTCGTCGCGCATCATGTGGTTTACGTAGCCTGAGCCGTTGTCCACGTAGAAGATGGCCGGAATGCCGCCCTTGGTGCAGGCGTCGCGCAGGGCATCGACAACCACCAGGGCCGACTCGGCCAGGCCGGTGGACCATCCCGGAATTCGACGGGTACGGATGTCGATAATGGTGGTGATTTCCGGCCGGAAGGGCCGGCCGTGCATCGGGTGCTGGACCTCGGCGTCGAACGTGTGGCCGTCGCAGGAATAGACGTCGGTCGGGAGCAGCTTGGTGAAGTCACGGCGAATGAACGGGCGCAGCGCCTTGATTTCATGCTCACCCATGCGCCCGACCTCGCGGCTGACGTTGCCCACCTTGCGCAGGAACGCATAGACCTGGTCCAGGCTGGGCATTTGCCCCTGCCAGTGCTTCTCCAGCAGTGCATGGGCAGCGCGGGCGCTGCGCTTCTCCGGCCCCTGGTAGATGGTCATGAATGCCGGCGCCCAGTCGGGAACGCTCATGTCCGGGCGGCGGACCTTCGGCACCAGGGCGCCACGCTCGGCTTGGTCCAGGAAGCGCTCCAGGCTGCGCACGCTCGGCAGGCCATCCGCGCTCGGGCGGCCGCGAGGATCGCGGGCCATCTTGAGCATGGCGAGCAGTTGCGGCTCGACCTGGCCGAGGCGCGCCATGTCCAGCATCAGGGTAATGGAGCGCTTCCGGCTGTAGCCGGTGCGGGCCATCAGCAGGTCCAGGGCGTGCAGCACCCCCTGGCGAGCATCGGCGACCAGTTGCTGGCGGTTGGTTTCGACCAGGGCCAGCTGCGTCTCTTGGCGGACCACTTTGGTGGCCACCTCGCCCAGGGCGGCGTTCAGCAGCGCGGCGCGGGTTTCGTCGGGTAGGCTGGAAATGTGGTACTCACGCGGGTTACCGCGACCAGCGCAGATGCGGACCTTCCAGCTTTCACGCTTGGCGCGAATGTTGATTCCCTGAACTGTTCCGGGAAGTTCTGGCAGTCCTGCCAGTGCCTGGGCAGAGAACCATTCACTCATGGTCGCCCCCGACAGCTTTGCGCTGGGCGATCAGGGCGTCACCGAGGGCCAAGGCCGCCGATTCGAGCCAGTCGAGTGCGTCCCGATAGGAACGGTTGTGAACGGTGCTTTCGTCCGTAGCGCTGGCCTCTTTGACTAGGTTCCAGAACTCGGTGGCGTTCCGCAGGTTGTCGAGCAGCGGTTTGAGGTCGGTGTTTGTCATCACGGCTCCCCCAGGATTCGTTTCAGCTCACGCGCCTGCCGGCCAGCTTCCTCGCGGGTCCGCTCCAAGCGGCCCAGCTCGGCGAGCAGTGCGTCTCGGCCATAGGCCACGCGGCCGCCCCGCACATCGACCAGCCAGTTGGTCAGCAGGTGGCTCGCGCAGACGTCCTCCAGGAGGGCGGCGCGGTAGAAAGGCAGGTTGTGATCAGCTCGGGCGGGACTCGACCAGGCGTCGAGCATGTTCTTGCTCACGTCATCGCCAGATAGGCGTGACATACGGGCGGCAATCTCGTAACGGTCGAGGTTGGCGGCCTTCAGAATTTCGCTAACCAGCTCGCTGACCTGGGCGGCATAGTTGCACTCACCGGGTATAGCGCGAGCCGGCTGCGGAACATCGAAGATGTCTAGGGTGCGGTCATCTTTGCGGCGGGCCATGTTCAAGCCCTCGCGCCGTCTTTACGCTGCGCTTGGTCAGCGTATCTGGTATTTTCCTCAGCTCCTGGCATATGTCTGACATATGCCTGCAAGGTCTCCGAACGATTCGGCCGCTGCCGCTTCGGATTCTCTTCGTCGAGCCAGCGCTCCGGCCACAGCACTAGGGGGCTGAGGTTGAGGACGGCAGCTATGGCGCGCTCTACCCGAGGGTAGGGGGTCAGCTTTGCGTTTTTGACCGCTGGGCTGGAGACGTTGAGGGAGCGGGCAACCTCAGCCAGGGACGATCCTCTGGTGCGGAGCTGGTATTTGATCCACTCCCAACGGGCGTTGTTGTCGCGGGGGATTTCGGTTCTGTTCATGCCTACGTTCCATCTCAACCACCGTGCAGGGTGGTTTTTTGGGGGTGTCTAACGTGACTTAGGGCATAAACATAGAACTACGGAGCTTGAAAATCAACACCAAAGAGCTTGTTTCAAGAACAAAAATAGGCACCAAAGAGCTGGTTGGTAGGAATATTTAGATAAATCAGTCACTTAGGACGTATTGAAAATGAGCAAGAAAGGCGAAGCCACGCTTTCAGAGTCGGCCGGCGACCTTGAAAGCGCAAAATTTAGCGAGCGACTTCGCCAGGCCATCGGGGATCAGTCGGTGCTGGCTTTCGCCAAAAAGTGCGGGATCAGCGATAGCCTGATCCGCAAATACTTGAGTGACTCGCTCCCTGGTATGGATAACCTAGTTACTCTGGCCCAAGTCGCCGGAGTCTCTATCGCGTGGCTGGCCACTGGAGAAGGGCAAATGGCCCCCTCTGCGAGCGACGTCGCTAGCAGGAGCAATGACGACTACGCACAGGTCCCCCTATACGACGCTCGTATCAGTGCGGGGCATGGAGTGTGGAGTGAGGGGGCTAGGGTGCTGACTCACCTTGCCTTCACTCGTTACAGCTTGCAGAAGAAAGGCCTGGATTTATCGAAGCTGTCGGCCGTGCGTATACGTGGGGACTCAATGGAACCCCTGTTAGCCGATGGTGACGCGGTGGTGATCGATCATCGCTTCCAGAAGGTTCAGGACGAGGCAATCTATGTCATCCGCCTAGACGATCATCTCTTTGCCAAGCGTCTACAACGCCAGTTTGACGGCTCGATAGCGATCATCAGCGAGAATAAGGCCTATAACGACATGGTCGTTCCGAAGGGCCAGCTTTCCGACCTGGACATCATTGGGCGCGTCATCTGGCTGGGTCGATGGATGGCTTAG